CATGGCAGGGGCGTCAAGAAATTCCGTACCATCTGGCGGCCTTGTTCAGCACACGCTCAATGCGGTCTTGCTGCTCGTAGCCCCATTTGTTAAGCCACTTAGCCCGCCTGGCACAGCCGCAGTCCTTTACCCGAAGCCACTGCTGCACACGCTCCTTGCTTATGCCAACGCTTGTGAGCATGCGTTCCACGGCGTCACCCAAGGCCACGCGCGGCAGGCGGCGTCTCATAGGCTGAACCGTTGCACGGGCCTGCGCGTACTGCCGCACAATGCCCAAATACGCTTCGCGTGGCACTTCGTAGTGAGTGCTATTGCCCCCCGTGGCTGCGGCCTCAACGGAAGCACGGTAGCCAGGCGTGTGGGCGTCCTTGGCAGCGACGGCTGAGCGAAGGACTTTCAATGCTACTCCTCGCACGGGTTGGGATCGCAGGATGCGCCGACGCCTTGCCATGTGCCTTGCGCAACTCCAAAAAAGCCGACAGGATCTTCGCAATAAAACTCAGGGATGTTTTCTGTGCAACTGCTGTCTTCATAACAACATGCGCCACACTCGCAAGGGTCCACGTCAATCGTCACGGTGACGGTACGGTCAGGAATTTCACACCCCTCAATTTCAAAGTCCAGGCTGGCCGTCTTGCTATCTAAGGTTTGACTGCATGAACCAAGAAATAAATCGAAATTAAAGGCTTGGAATCCATTGCCGTGATACTCAATAACGACGTTATAGCCGCACCCAAAGCAACCGCACTCATCTCGTGGCGAAGGAAACAATAGGTTAATTACTCTAAGTTCAACATAGTCACCGTTGCATTGTAAATCCCAAATTGTACGCCTATCCTCAAACTCGATCCGGTAATTTTCAAATCTGACTGAACCGGCGGGTGTGTCAACCGTAATGTTTACTGGTGCCTTACAACCAAACTGGTCGCCGGGAGCGTTGACATCTCCTCCTTTAAACCTATGAAAACAATCACTGCACTGATCTGGACACTCCTCGCAACAATCCGAGCACGCACCAAACAAAAAGCCAAGCGGATACATGGCAAACGAGAGCAGCAACACAGCCCACATCGGCAGCGACACGGGATCGACATTTGCCAAGAATTGAAACATTTCAGCTGCACACCGCCGCAATTAAATACCACGCCGTCCCGTCTTTGGCGATTGCGCAGTCCCCGCTTGAACCTGGAGCCGGGACTGCTGCAAACAGATTCACCGCCGCCACGGTATTCGGCGTGGCCGCCTGATTTTTTAACGTCACCGTCTTCGTGGCGCCGATCGACCACGCGCCGGTGAAGGTGCAGACGCGGAAGACTTTGCGAGAAACACCAAGCGCCGAGCCGTACGTGATTCCAGGTTGATCGCGGTCGCCAGCCTCGACGGTTCGCACAGCCTTGGCGATGCGCTCTGCAGCGGGCCGCGTAAAGGCTATGCGCTCGATCTGGGAAGGCTTTCCGTCTGCCTTGCGTGTCATCGAGGTGCCTCTCGGTCACTACGTGGGAGGCGTGCCAAAGTAGGCGGCAAATGCCACGGCGGGATTCACGCGACGCTCAAGAATTATCACGTCGCCAGACGTTTGGATAGCGCCTCCCGACGTGAGCGCGACAACATTTGCGGAAGGCACGTCGGTCTCAACGCCAGTTTCGTCTCTGTATTTGACCGTTGCCCGCTTCTTGGTGCCGCCCTCCAAGTAGTTCCATCCAGCATTAGGCAGGAACAGGTTGTAGCCGCTCGCCTTGTACGAAAGCTCGGCTGTCACCCGCCAGTACGTGACCTGCGCGCCGCCGACAACCTCGGTGATCTGCTGCGCGCTAATGCCGTTGCAGAGCCAGCGATGAGCTGCAGCCCCGGCGTAGGAATCCGAATTGACGCATCCGGTCACGGCTATGGCTGTGGCCATTGGGAACGCGGACCGGTTGCCAGACACACTGACCCGCAGTTCTCCCTCGATCGCCTGGGCGCCCTCAATGATGTCACCGGCTGAGTTTACGAGTGGCTTGATATCGTTATTTGCGCTGCCGTTGTAGTAGCGGAATGTTGGCACCGTCAGGCCGCCCGTGGAGAAGCTCCATACATCTGCACGCGAAAGCGGGCTCGCCGCAAAGCCGCCGGTGCCTACCGCTGGCGTGGCGAACGAGTAGACGGCTTCCGCCTTGTAGGCGCTAGACTCCGTGACCTGCCCATCGACGCACAGCAGGTAGGCGTATTCGGGGTGCGCCGTGCCGTGCGAGTAGCCGCCGCTACTGATGATCGACTGCGTGTTCGTCGCCCCATCAAGGTCAAAGGCCACGCGGATCTGGGCCGTTGGGCTCTCGCCAAAGCGGTGCGAGAAAGACCGGCCGAGTTCGCGTGACGCAGTAACTCCCATTATCCACCCATGATTTCGACAGGGACGGCACCCAGGCGGTCCAGCTTGGCTTCCAGTTTCCGCAACTGGTCAAGTTGCTTGCGGTATTCCTCAATCGCCGGATCTTCGCGGCCCGTGGCGAGTCGCACGACTTCAGACGCGCCCTGTTGCGTGCGAATGTCGTTGAGCTGAAGAGGTTCCTGCGCTGTGCGACGCAGAGCGGCGAGCCGATTTTCCTCAACGCTGGCCCGCTCTTCGATGATCTGCAGCTCGAGGTTGCGAATTTCCTCTAGCCTCTGAATCCTGTCATCGAACAGCTGTTGCTGTTTTTCAATTGCGGCGTCAAAGCCCTTCGGGTCAATGATCCCCGCGTCGAGTTGCGCCTCTGCCTTTTGCAATCCTTTCTGGAACTCAACGCCAGCCCGTAAGCCCGCCTGACCAAAGCGGTCGCCAATGTCGCCGACGTCGATGTTCACCCCGGCGTCTGCCAGCCCGCCCTGCAAGTCTTGGGCGGCCCTGCGGCTGGCGTCGCCAAACTGCCCAACCTTGGCAATGACAGCATCTAGTTCGTCTTGAGCACCGCGAATCGCCTGCTGGATGTCGTTGGCGTTGAAGCCGAAATCGAGCGTGTCCTGGGCGGCGGCCTGCGCTTGGTCGAGAATCTGGAGCCGCCGCATTGCCGACTTCTCGGCTTCTGCGTCGCCCTTGGCGCGGGCCTGCACGATGGCGGTCTCGGCCTCGTCGATCTGCCGCGTGATCGCCAGAAGGTTCTCGGCAGCGTCGCTTTCGTTGCTCAGGCCGTTCTGGCGAATGAAGGCGTCGGCACGCTGGGTGTCGGCTTCAAACAGTCTCTCGGCGGCCCGCACGCGATCGTCGGCAGCCTTCTTCACAGCGTCAGCTGCCTGCTTCTGGGCATCAGCCTCGCGGCCCAGCAAGTCGATCTGCCGCTCAAAGTCCTGGCGAGAGTTGGCCACGGCGCGGGCCAGCTGCTCTTCCGACAAGCCAGCCCCTTCGGCGGCCGCTGAAATGTCTTCCAGCGACTTCGCAAAACCGAATACGGCATCGGTGCCAGCGGTGCCAAACTGAGACGCTTGCTGCAGGGCCTTGGCCAGTTCTTCGTTGAGCTGCACGGCACCGTCGCCCACGTCTCCAAGTGACGCCACGAACTCTGCCAGCGGCTGATTGGCCAGCAGCTCCTTCGCCTCGCGGGCACGCTCCAGCCTGGCCCGCAACTGGTCGATCGGCTCAAACAGCGTGCCAATGCCCTGCTCCGCACGGCTAAGGTCGGATGCCTCGTTGAACTTCTGCTGCTCCTGCAGGAAGCGGTTAATCGCCCCAACGGATTCAGCAACGCTATCGGCAATGCTGCGCCCAATGCGAGCGAAGCCGCTCGTCACCTGTCTCTCTAGGCCTTGGGCGGCAACGCCAGCCCGGTCCATCGCATCACCGAAGGCCTCGATGTCGGCCCGTTGTTGATCTGTGATCGCGCCACCGATTCGCTCTAGATCGGCAGCGGCAGTCCCGATCTGGCGAAACACTGGCAACAGCTCAGCCCCGCTCTTGCCGAACAACGCAACGGCAGCGGCGGCCCGCCTGGCCGGATCGGAAATCTCTGCGATAGCCTGTGCGGCCTGCGTGAACAGCTGCTCTGGATTGCTGGCCCGCACATCTTCAGCGCTCAACCCGAGATCGCGGAACGCCTCGGCTGCGGTCTTGCCGCCGTCGCGGGCGTCGTCCACCGTACGCAGGAACTTCGTGAAGCTGCCGCCCAACGCCTCGACGCTTCCGCCGGTCTGATTGGCCGCCGTCTCCAGCACTTGAATAAACCCAAACGACACGCCGAGCCTGTCCGACAACTGCCCAAGGCGCTCCACCTCGCCCTCAAGCTGCACCAAGCCACGGACCGCGACGACAGCCCCAGCACCCAAGGCAGTGAGCCCGCCAAGCGCCAAGGTCGTTGGATTGAGCAGGCCAGCCATAGCGGCACCAAACTGCCCAATTCCGCCGCCGCTGGCGAAGACGCGGTTCAGCCCCTCGGCTGCGCTCGTAATGCCAGAGATGCGGCCAGCCACGTTGCCGATCGGGCCGGGTAGGATGGCCAGCGTGCCGGCGAGCTCAGCAAAGCCGAGGTTGCCACGCGAGCCAGCACTATCCACGGCTGCGTCGTAGCCCTTGGCTGCCGACTCGGCACGTACGAAGCGTTGCGTGGCTTGGCCCACCAGCGTGTTGAACTGCTGCTGCGTGAGGCTGCCGGCGTTTAGGTGCGTGACGAGCTCCTGCACTTCGGCGTCGTATCGTCCAAGCGGGCCACGGGCTTGCTCTTGCAACTCCGAAGCGCGCTCGGAGAAGCGTGCCCGCTCCTGCTCCGAGCGGGCAGCCTGTTCGTTAATGCCGATTGTGTCCGCTGACGCCCGCACGTAGGCGTCGAGCTTCAACGCCCCCATGTCGTAAAGTTGCGCGAGACGCTCGAGCTCGGCGGCCTGCTTCTCTTGTGACGTGCCGAAACGCTCAGATATGGATGCCGCCTCAGCAAACGCCGCAGCAGTGCTTGAAGCCTCGGCCTGGATCTTCGCAAACTCTTCCGAGAACTGTTGAGCCGTTACCTGCCCCGTTTTCAGGGCCGACGTGAGGAAGGCGATGTCGGTGGCAACCTGCCGCTGGGCCGCCGACGCTCCGCTGGTGCTGCCCAGGAACTTGTCAAACAGCGATGCCGACGCGCTAGCCTGCTCGCCCAACTTTTGAAGCGCCCGATCTACCGGCGTCAGGCTCTTTTGGAGACCACTGGCATCCGCCGTGATCTTCATCGCCAAGCCGAGGACGGTGGCCATTACTGGATGCCTTTCTCTGCCATCCGGGCCTTGGCCTTTTCGATGGCGTCAATGATCTGCGTCTCGTGCTGCTGCGGGCGCTCAATCGGCACGAAGTCTTCAGCCTTGGGCGTGCGGCCCTTAGGGCAGTATGGCGCAAGAGATGCGGAGGCTAGCAGTCCCGTCTGCCGCCACGGGTCTGGAAGCGGCTCGAAAAACCTGTGCATCGCCACCCACTCAGCGAACTCCTTGGAGTCCATTCTTTCGCCGAGTTCTCGGACAGTCATTCCAAGGTGAGCCGCCAGGCGGAACATGAACCGGCGCGTCGGCCTGGCGTTTAGGCTTTTCCCAGTTCTTGCACGTCCTCTTCTGTGAGGGCGTTGTGCTCCATCGCCTTCTGCCAGATTAGGCCCATGACCTTGGCGCTCTTCTTGCCCAGAGCGGCAATGTCCTCGGGCGTGGTGAAGAGCAGCTCCCCCTTGTCGTCGCAGATGACCTTCTGGAGGAACTTCGTGCGGAAGTTGTCCACGCCGGTCTGCTTAGAGCGCACCCATTCGTTTTCGTAGGCATCCCGCTCAGCCACGCTCATGACGCGGAGGTAAATGCTCCCGCCCCACGTTTTCACTGGAACCTCGAGCAGTCCGAGGTCATCAGCAGCAAGAATCTCGGCTTTGGTTAGCGCCATTAGTCAGCTCACAATCTGAAAGGTTGCCGTGTACCGGATGGCATCGTTCACCTGAGCGCTGCCACCTACTGACGTACATACTGCAAACCCTGTCAAGCCGCCGACGCTGTAACTGACTCGCGCCCCGTAGGCAGTGCCTATTGGCAGGAATGACTCAATCGTAAAACTACCAAGGCTGTCGCTCCACGTTCCAGAACGATCCGTTGGCAGCCCGCCGCCCTTTTGCCACGTGACTGAGTACACCTCACCAGGGCTTGGCGAGACCGTGAAGCCTTGCGACAGAACTGCCATGCGTCACCCAATGGATACGGTGACTGATCCCCGTGGCACGTCGTTCACGGACAGCGTCAGCGAGGCGGCCGTGACCGTCTGGCCGGCCGCCGTCGCGCCCACACGAAACAGAGTCAGATCCATGTAGTCGATCTGGTACTCGTTGACAGCACCACCCGTGGCGTTCGGATCAGGCAGGGCCGCAATCGTGATAACGCTAGTGCCGCTCACGCCCAAATGGCTCACGTCAACCGTGTTGTCGGTGGCCGAGATGTTGTTGCCCGTCTCAACAAATCGGGTGATTTCGCTGAGCTTCGTGCTAATGACGGTGAACGAGCCACGATTGCCTTGTGAGCTGGATGCCATGTATGCACCTTACGGGACGAGAATGGTTGCTGAACCGCGAATCACATCATTGACGCCGTACGTCGTGGACGAAGAAGACACAGTGCAGTTGCTGCGGCTTCCGAGCACAGGCAGAGACACGGTCACGCTGTTGGAAGTTGCGACCTGAACGCCAAAATACTCGACCGTCACCGAGTAGCTCGCGCCGGCCGCACCAGCCGCACGCAGCGGCCGAGCGAAAGACACAATGGCGTTGCTGCTAAGCGTGGTCACGTCAATCGTGTCATCGCCACCGCCGCCGCCCGATCCAGAGAACTGGACCGAGTAGGCTTCAACCGTGCTGCCGCCAATGGTTACTGTGCCACTCGAAAGGCTTGCCATATTAGGTCTCCACCCAGAACAAAGCGTAGTTTTGCGTCACGCTGTACACCGGCGGCAACTCCGCCCCAGTGAGCTGCACGAAGTCGTCAGACTCCTGCTCAAGCGAAGCGTTCTGCACTTCCACATTGTTCAATGTTCCCTCGTATCCATCCAGAACTTTGCGGAACGAGTCGGCCACTTGGCGAGCGTTTTCGTAGGTTGTGGCGTATATCTGCACTTCCATGTTCACGGTTGGCAGCCCCAGCGGGCCGGCAAGCGTCTGCTGCCGCTGGATCGAACTGCGGCGGTACACGGCAAAAGGCAGCGTGGCCGTGGACGGTGCCAGCACCGGATAGATGCGGGAGCCCACCAGAGACGACACGGCCGTGCTCGTTACGAGAGCATTGCGGGCGACCTGTTCCGGGCTCTTGAGCGACATGCTGCCATTATCCCGCCGAGTGGGCTTGTCTTTGAGTTAGCCAGACACGGTGCTGCCTGAGAATCGCGTGATGGCTTCTAGGGCACGCTCAAGCGACAGCGACAGCTGCTCTTGCAGGATGCTCGTGACCTGCGGCCTGGAGCGGTTCCACGCCGTTTCGACTGGGGGCTGCCGTGCCACGCCGCCGCGAGGTGTGGCCGGAATCGCAAACGGCTGGCTGCGTTTGACGAAGAACGCCTTCGGGTAGCCTGGCCGGGTCGTGAACTTCTCGCCTTGCTTGCGGATGGAGAACGGCCCGAGCCCATTGAACGAACTGGCGATATAGCCATTCTGCCCGCTCACCCAATGCACTAGGCCGTTCTTGCTACGCCGCTGGTATGGCTTATTGGCCAGCGTGTCGATCTTGCGGGGTCGGGTGCCGTTCTCAACCCACCACTGATGAAAGGCCCGGTCTTTCCCGGCCCGAACCCGGCCGCCTTGGGCGCTTGAGGCCGAGCCCTTGCCGCTTTGGTTGTAGCCCACCAGGCCCACGCCAGTGCGGTCGCGCGGGTACATGACCACCTTCTTATTCCGAGCCCGGTAGAGGTTGCTAGTCGCCCCCACGGGTGTGACGTTGCCCAGCGCCGTGAACGCCGGCTGAATGGCCTTCTCTAGGGCGGCCTTCAACATCTTGTTGGCGACTTCATCCGGCAGGGCTCGCAGCATCTCCAGCGGCTTGCCCACGTCATCGAATGAAACCTGAACCCTGATGCCTGCCATCAGGGGCTCTCCGTACAGATAGCCTCGTGCTCGCTGCGGTTGTTGTGCTCGAGCAGGCTAATGATGTCGAGCGTGCGATTCCGCCACCTGAACCGCATGCTCTGGGTGAGCCCAGTGAGATACCGCAGCCGCACCTTGTGAGTCAGGCTCACGTCCTGCTGCCCGGCCACGAGGGCCTCGCGTGCCGAAACGCCTTCGACGCTTGCCCACACTGTGGCGAAGTTGCTCCACGTGAGCACGGTTTCGCCGAGGTTGTTGGTGCTGCCCGAGGCAGATTGAACCGTCACCCGCTCGCGGAGCTTGCCGGCGTCGATCATCGGTAGCTGCCCCACTTCTGGGAAGACAGCAGCGACTCCACGGCAAACTCTAGTTGCTTGCTGATGCTGCCCACGAGCACCGTGCTGCGGTTGTCGTACCAGAAGGCGACGAGCATCAGCATGGCGTGGCGGATGGACTGCGGCACGTCTGAGCCACTCGGGCCGTAGCCGCCCCACCAGGTCACGCTGATCGAGTTATCGTCCTGCAGGTGCGCCGGCCATGCTTGGCCGTACAACGTCTTCACAGCCCCCGGCGTGCTTGCCCGGTCCACGCGGTAGCTGGCTGTGCTGTAGGTGGCAGTGGTTCCGTTCTCATACGTGAACGTCAGGGCAACCGCCGTGGCCGTGCCGCTGGCCACCATTGGCGGGCGGGGCAGCTCGATGTCGTGCGTGCCGTCTGGTGGGAATCGGTCGAACCGCATCACCCATTGCGTATTCACGAGCGTGCGGTCGAGGTACTGCTCGCACCACTCGCGCGCTGCACGGATCAGACCCGTGATGTATGTATCGTCGTCGGCCGTATCAACACGCAGGTGGGCTTTCGCCTCCGCGAGCGTGACGGGCTCAACGGCCGGAGCGGTCTGGCGTACGAGGCTTCGGTATTGCACGCTTTACTCTCCTCGGGGTGGCGTCTGCCGTCTCCGCCTCGGGCACCACGGCGGCCGTCTCGATCAGTTGTTGTTGTCGATCCTCGACGGCCACGCCCTGGGCGAGCAGCTGCGTGGCTAGCCCGCCCGAGATCTCCGCGACCTGGCCAGAGCGGTACGCGCGCCACGACCGCACAAATTTGATCTTCTTCATTCGGGCACACTCCATGCAGTTTCGGGCTTCTTCATCGTGTTGCAGTACTCGGTGGCGTGCTGATACACGGGCTTTCCCAAGTCTTTGCCGGGCCATGTGAAAACGTATTCGCCGTGGCCGATACACACCCGTGGCGTGACAAACACGCGGTTGCCGCTCTCTCGCCAGTTGACCCAAAACGCTATGTCAGAGTCTCGCCGGGGCCGCCAGTTAGGGTCGCCAGGAGTCTTTGGCTCTTCGTCCCAGGTGCCGTCGCTGTTTGGCAGTTCCTGCATCCAAGGCAGCTTGCACCGCTTCAGGGCGGCCGTGCTCAGGATGGTGCATCCGAAGTGTGCCGTGTCCACCTCCTGAACGGGTTCGGCAAACCACGACATCGGCAGCTTGGTCTTTCCTTCATCCGGCGGATTCTCCAGCGTGCCCGGCAGCGTCAGCATCGGCCTGCCGTCCTCACGCTTTGTCTGGAGCGGGGCCAAGGCGTCGCACTGAAACGTCATCGCCATTGCGAATAACTGCTCCAGATCGGCCCGGCTGAACGCGCTGTCGTAATCGACTACCAGCAGATACTCGGCCTTGTCGATGAAATTTTGGCAGACACGCGACAGGCATTGAGACCAGAAGGCCCCCTGCATCATCGTGGGGCGGATGCCTAGCGGCATCAGCGCCTGAGCCCACGTGTAGAAGTTCGACATGAACCCGAGCCGTGGAACGCTCATGACGCATTCCACGCGAATGTCACACTCAGTGCCACCTACCTTGACCAGCATGTGCTACCTCAACAAAGAGAGCGGGCCGCCCCGCAGTGGAGCGGCCCGCCCAGTTTGCACATCACGTCAAGCCGTCAGGCTCACGCACCACGCAGTCCGATGACCGGGCCGGCCACCGTGTCGGTGCCCAGCGTGTGCCACGAGATCGCCACGCGGGCGGTCGCACGCAACACGGTCTGGTCGCTGAGGAATGCCACCTCGGAGCTCGAGGCGAGCTCGATGCCCTGGCGGGTGCCGAAGATCGCGGCGTTGGCCAGGTTGGCGAAAAGGCAGAACACGTTGCCGGTCTGATCGCCCGAGCTCGGCATTTCGTCCGTGAGAACCACAGGGTATCCCATGAACGTGAGGCCAAGGCCCTGCGACAGGCCGACCGAACCGCCTTGGGCGGCGTCGAGGGCCTGCATGCAGTCCGCGAAGAAGTACGGGCTGCAGTACCACTTCGCACCGGCACGGCTGTGGGACGGCATCAGAGCCATCATCCGCAACAGGTTGGCACGGGTGACTTCGTCGGGCGTGTCGCCCGCAGCCGTCACGAGCGAAGCGGCGTAGGTTGCCGCCGAGCCAGCGAGGAGGCCGTTCGCCGTCAGAATGCCCGCCACGCTCGGAGCGTTGGCCGAATTGCCGTTGTACGCAATGTTTTCGATTGCGTTCGTCAGCGTCAGGGCCAGTTCGGAAGCGATCCAGTCGGCATAGGCCGCCGGGTTGACCGCGTCCGACAGGAGCTCGTTGGCGATCCGCGTGGCGGCAGTGGCCTTGCGGGCGGTCAGCGTCACCTGGCTGCTGGTGGGGTCGCTGTCCGTAATCGCCACGTTCTCGTTCTGCCAGTTCACGGTCGCCCCGCCCGTGCGGCGCGGCACGAGGACCACGTCGGACGGCATCTGAATGTTCAGAGCGTTTGACGCGAACGACGAGTTCTCGTTCACGAGCCGCAGCACCGTGTCGGACAGGAGAATGTCCGGCACAAAGGCAGCTCCCGTGGTGGAGCCCGTCGAGCCCTGGGCACGCACCTCGATGCCGGCATCCTCGCACCACCGCTTCGCCTCGGCGTCGCGGAGCAGCGCGGCCTTCAGCTGCATGCCGCTCTTGTAAGCGTCTTCATGCGAGCGGAACGCCTTGAGCTTGCCGTGAAACGGCACAGCCTGGATGCGGAGAGCCTTGCGCTCCTCGGTCACTTCGGGAGCCGGGGTGCAGCGATCAACGACGCTGCGGAGGCTCTTGGCCGAGTCGGCAACCGACCGCTCAAAGTCGATCTTCTTGGCGAGCTTCGACGCATCGGCGTTGAGCGTTTCGAGTTCCAGATCGCGCTCCGCGATCTTGTCAGCATCGGTGCTCTCGATCGCCCGCACGGCGTCGATCCGGTTGGCGAGGTTAACGGCCTCGTCTTGCAGTCTCTTGAGGTTGTCCACGTGGATTGTCTCCGCCGGCGGTATTGCCGATGGAGTCCACTCTGCCCTCACTGGCGTGGCACCTTGCAGAAGCGGATTTGCGAAAGTGTTGTTTTGACAAACGCCACCGCGCGAGCCCCGCACCTTGGGCAACGTAAATACCGCTGCCGCTCGTCACCGCATGGGCGACTAGAACGGCACCGGAGCTTTTCGCCGCACGTGCAGCGGGCGTCAGGCACGGCGAAGCCTCAGAGTCCACGCCGTAGCGGCGTCACGGACCAGGGAACGCATGGCTTTCTTCACTTCCGGCTCGGCATCCACGTCGGCCTCGACGGCGGCAGCCTGCTCTGCCAGCCACGCCTCGTACGAGCGTTGGGCCACAACGGCAGACGTGGCGCTGCCGTAGGCCGGCACGTTTACTGGGCCGACTTCGTAAAGGCCAGACGCTTCCACGATCTCGCGGATGGCCTTGCCGTTCTCGTCGTTCGTGAACCGCTCGCCCTTCTGGCTCACGGTAAACGCGAACGAGCTGCCACGCAGATTCCGAGAACGCACCAAGGCCAGCACGTCACGGCCCGCCGAGGTATCCGGCGGCTCCACGACATACGAAATGCCACGATCATCGGCGATGATCTCAAGCGTGCCAGCCGACTCACGGCCCAGCAGCATGTCGCTGTTGTGGTTGTAGTAGCTGAGGATCTCGCCCTTGCCCCGCTGGCGGTTCAGCACCTTATCAAAGGCACCGGGCAGGATTCGCTCCCGAAAGCCACCGAGGTCGAGGGAAAGCCGATTGTATGGCACCGCCAGCCCACGGATTGCCTCGCGCCCGCTGGAGCGCGTTTCAATGTGCAGCTCGCACTCGGGTGCCTCGTCTACGGTCAGGCAGCGGCGTTCAATTTCCATTGGTCTGGTCCTCCTGTTCGGCCTGGTCCTCGGCATTATCGGCCGGGCTGTCTTCTACTTCGGCTGGCGGCTCGGGCATCGGCTCCGGTGCCGGCGTCTGCTGGCCCATCTGATCCAGCGTGGTCATGTTCAGCTGCACGAAGTGCCGATCGCCCTCTGGCCCGATCGGGTTCAGGTTCTCAAGCTCGCGGATCTCGTTCACGGTCATCCAGCCGTTTTGCAAAGCAGAGACGTAGTAGGCCGAGCGTGCGGCGTGATCGGCCCGAAGAATCCCGCTCACTGCGTGCTCTGCGAAATACTTCTCGTCGTCAACGATCAGGTCGCGGGCGATTGCCGCCTCCCACCGCTTCAGGTGCGGCAGCAGGCAGTGCTGGAGAAATTCAACCGACTGCGTTTCGATGTTTGAAAAACTCGACCGCGACAGATCCTGGATCAGATGGGGCGGCACCCGGAAGATTCGGCAGCACTCGATCACGGCAAACTGCCGGCTTTCGAGCATCTGGGCACTCTCGTTGCTGCCGCTGAGCTCTTTGGCGGAAACGCCCGCAGGGAGGACGGCCGTTCGGAAAGCCCTATCGCTGCCCCTGTGCATGCGCTCCCAACTCTCACGCAGACGCTCGGCAGCGTCTACGGGAATCGGGTTGCTGCTTTCCAAGATCACACCCGGACGGGCACCGTTACCGAAGTACGTGGCCGCGTGCGTCTCAAGCGCCTGCGAAAGGCCGATTACGTTCTGGAACAGCTTGTACGTCGGGATTGGCTTGATGCCGTCCTCGGTCGTGAACCGCAGGGCGAAGATTTGATCCTGGCTGTAGATCGTCTGCTTGCCGCTGGGCTCGCGGTACTTGTAGCGCAGCGTGCCGTCTTCGAGCCGCTCGGCCTCCATGCGGCTGCTGTGCAGGGGCCACAGCTCCGACACGGCACCTCGAGCACCTGGGCGGATCTCGGCGTAGCTCGCACCGTAGTGCAG